TCCAATTTCATTTTGACCTTCATTACTTTCTATATTTTGTAGCGGAGTCTGTGAACTGATACCATATCTTGCTCTGAAAGTTACGTCTGAATAATTAAAATCGCTATTTGATGGATTTTGTACTTTGGTTAAATAATCGTCTGATTCTTTATTAATATTTAAAATTGAAGTATCGTCTAAAAAAACATCAGACAAAGCAGAAGTTAAATAATGACTAGCACTTCTAGAAATACCCTTTTTTGAAGGTGTAGCAAAACCTTCTATTTCACCTTCAGATAGTAAATCTAAAACAGTAGCAAATTGTTTACTTTCTAAAGTATCAGGTGCTCGATAAGGTGCTTTAGGTTTACCACCAAAAAAACCACCTGCTCCTTTAATTGATTTTGTCATGAATCAGGTTCTACTTGAACTTGGTTAGTGTCTACAGACGCAGAAATAACTACCGATCCTGTAACTATTTCTCCATATACTATAGGAAGTGCAGTTCCAGGTCTAGCAGTATTTTGAACTCCATTAAAATTAAATGATAGCCGAGGATCTGATTCAGTATTTGCATCGGGAATAGGGAACAATAATTCAGAAACACCAGATAAAGCTAAATAAGAACCAATATAAAAAGCAGATTTCGCAGCAAAATTAGCACCAGCAAATGAAAGCCCTCCAGCTTTAGTAGCAGTTACGACTTTTCCACCAAATAAACCAGCCCCTCCTAACGCACCAAAAGACATCGCTATTAGTGCACCTCCTAATAAAATTTTACCAACTCTACCTCCAGCACCACTTATAACAGGCACAATACTAATATCTGATTGTCCTAAAGGGTCATGCAATTCATCTTTAGATATTTCTTTCTTATTAACTAAAACCTTATAGTTTTTATCTGACATATATTTTTCTATGCCATCAAAATTATAAACTAAGAATTTAACAGCATCAGCAGCAGAATTTATAACAACATCAAATTCATTCTGTTTGGTATAACTAGCTAAATCACCATATAGTTTAAGGGTTCTTAACATACCTATACCTCTTTCCTGTACATTTTAACAACCATAAACTATAAGGCTCTCTACAACTAAGTCTATCTGCTAAATGGTGTAAAACCATGTCTCCCAAATAAATTGCGACATGATTTAAAGTTGGATGCATAATACTCATCAACAAAACATCTCCCACCTGTAAATTTTCACCTACACGCAATTCTCTAAAACCAGTTCTCCATGCATAACTTTCAAATAAGGGATTTTCTAAAAATTCTTCTGGAGACATACTACGGTCATAATCTTTAAGAAGTATATTTTTTTCTTTTTTATAATAATCTCTAACTAAACTCCAACAGTCTGTAACACCCCAGATCCATTGTCTGCCAAGCAGATCAGGAATATAACCATCAGGTTCTCTATAGATCCAATTACCCGTTCTAGGGTCTACTATATGCCACGGAAGCCTACTGTTTTCACAGTTAACCTTATCACTTTCGCTAAATACTAAATTAGTTGTTGGGTGGCTATGAATTATTGCAATTATATCTCCAGAATTTGCAGCAATAGCATAATCCTCTGGGTCTAATACAAAACATTTATCTGGATTTAACGAAAGGTTGTTACATGGATAATAAACTTCTTTGCCTTTGACATTAACAAGTAAACCTACAGATTCTTTAGGAGAATCTTTTTTGGCATGATCTAACGCCTTATCTTTCCAATGCATTATGCAAAAGATCCCAAAGATGGAAATAGACTTCTAGTGCATTGTCTTTTTGGTGCTTTAACACCAATTAAATCAAAAGCTGCTGCTAATTCAAATTCAACAACTTCTCTATTTTCATTAGCTTTACGATCAATAGCATATATCTCTCTAGGAAATTCTGCTAACGGGTCAGGAGTTCCAAGAGGATTACTATTCCCAGGGAAATTGACTGCATCTAAAAAACGTGCCAAAGTTCTTATTCTGGTTATTGTAGCTCCTGTTAAATCATTAGGTTTTATTAAGTCTAAAATAGCAGTAATCGTGCCAAGAGCATTACTTACAATTAATTTAGGTCGAGGTAATTGTCCACGTTGATATGCAAAACCTTCAGCTATTAACGGAAATCTTTGATAAGTATTACCAGCCCAAACTATCTCAGCATTTGAATTAAGGTTAGAACCTGCATGAAATCTATAAACTGTATCCAAACCAGCAGGGATTCCATCTGGATAATGTAATTTTTCTTTTAATTCAAGGGTAAATAATTCAATAATTGCAGAAGGATTTATTTTAGAAATTTCATCATAAAGAGCACTTATTGATTTATAAACAACATTATTATCATTTACATCTTCATTAATTATTACAGGCCAGTTAGGTTCGCTAGTGCCTGTAGTACCAGCAGTTGTAACTAAAAAAAAGTATCCATTTACTTGAGATGCTGTTGGTTTTACAACATCATCAACTTGAACAGATAAACTAGCACTCCAAGTATAAACAGTCATGCCTCAAATACTTCTCTAAATGTTGCCTGTATTGTGGCTCTGTTTAAATACGGAATTGATTTACTCCATGCTTCACATACAAACTTAGATGAACTAGCCTCTCCTGGTGGTTGAAAATCAAAGCTGGCAGTATCATTTGCTCTGGCATCAAGGAAAGTTTCTATAGTATCTGCATCTGTTTCTGAAACATTAAAAGTAAAATTAAATACTTTTGGATTTTGATGTTGGGCTAATCCAAATAAAATTCTATGTTCATAACCATCAGCAAAACGTACTATTCTAGTATTTGGTGCGGATCTTTTTTGCTGTCCATATGTTGGTGTAATTGAAGGAAATGTAGCCATTATGCAAGTAAACCTCCAGGTCTTTTCTGCTGTATTAATTCTGATTGTATAGCAACTGATATAAGACGACCAAGCTCTTTTCCTCTTTGTTCATCACCTTCAACAGAAGAACCAGAAGCATCTACATTTACCACCACATTTGTAGATCCTCCTAACTGGTGATTTGGTGTTATATGTCCACTAGCTCCAGGGGTAAACATTTCTGGACCACGTTCTCCAACTATATAACTTTTACCTCTACTAACAGGTCCACCTTCTGCTCTAAAAATTTTACCAATTCCAGGTAATCCACCAAGAAAAGCATCTACTCCATAAGATATTAATGATCTTTGAATTTGTGTAAATACACTACGAGCAACATCTCCAAGAGTTTTAGTACCATTTATCGCACCTTCAAGAGCATCAACTATTCCTGTTTCTATACTGCTGGCAATACTGTCATACAGATTTTTTACCTTTTGTATTTCTTCCTGTTCTTTAGCTAAAACATCTAATTGATCTAATTTTTCTTTTATTTGATCTTTAGTTATGTCTACAGTGCCTTTCATTATTTCTTGTATTCTCATTTCAGTCTCAAACTGCTTTTCTGACATCTCATTCTTTTTCGTAGCCTTTTCAATTTCTGCATCTAAATCTGCTAAACGATCTATACCTAATTGTGCTTCTGGTGTTAATTTTTTACCAGATTTACTTTTTCCGACAGGTATTTGTTGAAATCTTTTCAACATTTCTTCCATTATTGCTGTCGTAATCGGTCCAGAACTTCTACCACTTGTTCCTCTTAATTCTTTTAATTGTTCTTCAAAAAATTCTTTTTGCGATCCTTTTAAACTGTTTCTAAACTCTCTAAATTGCCCTGCAGTTGCATCGGCAGATAAACTTTTGTTTAAAAATTGTAATAAATCCGTTAAAGGACCTGCAATAAACGCATCAAACTTAGTCTTTAATATTCCCATGAGTCTATTAAATTCACTAGATACCTCATTTAGTTTTCTTAAATTTTCTACTCCTTTACTACCTACTATCTGTTGGTATTCATTGGATAATAAATTATTTAATTGCTGTACCTTTCCTTGTCTTTCTAGTTGACGAGCTAATTCTTCAGTTTCATTTGATGTAAATAAAGATCGCTCTCTTGCAAGTTCTAACTTTCCATTCAAAGTGCCCATCTTTTTGGCTGTTTCAAGAGATGCTTGACCAATTTGTTGTAGCTGAGAAACTAATGCCGTAGCTGCAATAGAACCAGCAAAACCACCGCCAGGACTAAGTGCCTCACCAACTCCACCACCAATAGCACCTGGTATGGCTTGTCCTAATCCTCCTCCAAATAACAAAGGAAAGCCACCACCAATAGCAGCACTTTTTATAATGCTTCCTCTTCTACGTTTATCCAATTTTTGCTGTTTTTCTTTTTCCCTAGCTATTCTTTTTTCTTCAGCAACCCTTTCTTTTGCTAAACGTAAAGATTCTGCTTCTTGTAAAGTTAATAATTGTGCTTCTTTTACTAAATTTTTTGCAGTTTGAAACTTTCCAGCTTTAGCTAGTTGCTCTGCTTTATCTAATTTATTTCTTCTTTTTGCTGTTTCTAATCCAAATCTATCTAACTCGTTTAGTTTATTTCTTGTACTTTCAATAGATTTTAATACAGTTAATTCTCTTCCTCTTCTAAATATAGGGTCCTTTTTATTTCTCTCTTTAGCTTCCTTTTCAAACTTTTTTAACTTACCTTTTAATTGGTTAAGTTCTTGCTCAAATTGTTGAGCATCTAGCTTGATATTAACTTCATAAATAGCATCAGCCATCTAATTATGTCGTTTAAGTTTGGATTCTTTTCCTATTCTGTCATATTCTGCCTTTTCTCGCTCACTTTTTAACTGTAAATATGAACTCCAATATATCAATTCCTCATAAGTTACCTTATTTCTAAAATCTTGCAGAGTATAGCCTAGCTTTTCACATAAGAAAAACTGTAAAAATAAATTGTTATCTTCGTCAAGATGTACTTTTAGAGTTTACGGTATCTACCTCCTCCTCTACTCCTTGCATTTTTAACATCAAATCAGTAAGAACATTTAAAGGAATTTCCCTTCTTAATGAAGCACGATCTCCTTCGCTAAATAACTTATTACCATTCTCATCTTCTGCTTTATTCATTATGACCTGCAAAGCATACTCTAAACTCTCAGTATCATTAGCTTTGTTCATTCCAGCAAGTGTTTTATATATTGCTTCTCTATCTGCAATAGTTAAAGGCTTCCAATAAATTTCTAAGATTACTACATTTTCTTTTTTAATAATGTAACGACTGCGATTGTCGATACAAAATGCTTCTTTTAACTTGTCAATAGCTCGTTTGTCAGCCATAAATTAATTTTTTGTACTACTCTAATATACCTTAAGATTGCTTATCTGTCTTAAAACCAGCAGATAAAAAACCTTTAGTTATATCAGTCTTAAGAAATTGGTTGTGCTCTGTGTACACCTTATACCAGTTTGGGTTACGATCTCTGGAACTTAATTTATGTTCTTTTCCATGCTCCTCATAAGTTACTGGATTTCCTTGTGTATCAGGCATTGTGGCATTAGGTCTATTTACAGCAAAACCAGCATATTTAGCTTCGTTTCCTATATATACATCGTTACCTAAACCTACTGGTGGAACATTAGGTAAACCTGGTAATCTACCTGTTTTTCCTGGATAGTCGACAACTTCCATAGGAGTTCCTGCCCCACCTGTTGTTCTTTGTGCTTTACTACTTGGAGGAGAACATTGAATTTCGTTATTATTTTCTCTGTCATTAAATTGACTTGGTAATTGTTGGTCTTTACGTTCTCTTGTTTTATCTTTCGTTGGTTTTACAGGACTCGTAGATATTTTCCAACTTTGTGCAAAATGCCCTGACCACCACGGACCATCACTTTGAAGTCCGTAAACTATTCTTGCTGCTGCGTTTGACCTAGCAACTTCAGCTATTTGCCGTATATCATCTGGTAATTGTGTGATAGGTCTACGTTTTCTAACCATTGGCACTAAAGTTGCAGCTTACAACACTAAGAAAGTGACTGTCACCCTCTGTAGTTACTGCTGTAGGTCCTACAATTTGTGAAACTCTTGGAGTTACTGAAAATGTATCAGTATAATCTGAAGCATTAACAGAAGTAAGACCTGTAATTACCGATTCTGATATTGCAGATGCCACAGCAGATCCTTTATGAGGAGGAGTCATTATACCGCAACGAACTGAACCTTGATAATAAGTTTGGGATGCTCCTTGCGGTTGTGCAGTAGCTTGAGCAAAGTTAATATTTACCATTACATATTTTTTATTTTTACCAGGTGTTGTAAAAGGCATATTATCAAATACAACTGTAACTGTATTATCAGCGTTAGTTACTGCTGTTTTTATAGCTGTTTCTATGGCTGCTCTGGCATTTACTAATGTCATTAGAAAACAATCCTTAAACGAAACAAATACTCTTGACCACCTTTTAATGTTCTAATATCCATTATTTTAGCAAACCTAGTAGAACCAGAAAAAGTAAGTGATATTTCATCTTGTAAAACAGGTTGGCTATCGCCTATTTGGTCTGGGGTAATGTATAACCTAGCAGTATTTTCTTGAAAACCACTTTCTTCATCTGAATCTACAAACTCTATTGGAGCCTTTATTGTGTACGTAACGTCAGTAGTAGTTACAGCACCAGTAGATGCGTTATAAGAAGGAGATGTTTTTCTTATGTACGTAATCTCTGTGTCTAATGAGTCTCCTAGTTGAGACACTACCTGTTTAGCTACATTTTTTAGCAGTGAATCTAGTTGTCCTGCCATTATCCTCTAACCACCCTAAGTTGAAAACTACCTGCTCCACCAAGAACATAAGCTCCTAAATAACTTTGTAACCAAGGATAAACGTCAAATACATTATTAACAGAACCAGTTCCCTGACTTTTAGTATTGTATTTAACTTGAATATCTCCTAGTTTTACTTCTTCAAAATTACCATCAGTTCCAGTACTACCAGTAATTGCATCAGTATCATTTGCCAAAGCATTAGCTAATTCAAACTGTGCATATTTAATATTTTGTGGAATTAAAGTACAAGCTAGTTCAACTCCATCAACCTGATAATTGGTTCGAGGAAATTTTAACGCTTGGTCATCATCACATCTATCTCCGTAATAAACCAATGTATCAATCCATCTTGTAGCTGATATTAATGCTCTATTCTTTTTATCATCAGTTTTGTTATCCCATTGAGTAGAACTGGGGACAGTTTCAAAGTATGAGTCTGCTTCAGCTAATGTGACATAGCTATTAGCATTTGCTCCTTTTATTGTTGCGTCTATGGTAGCTGCCACGATTGTTTAGTAATTTATCTGTATTGTAGCGTAAAGAAAAAGCCCCACCAATATTTGATGAGGCTTGATGACCACAATTTAATCTTATCTATTAAAGAGTTGTATTATCAAGTGGTGTATTAACTGTTAACTGAACAATAGGAATTAAGTCTGCATCATATGTTAATC